TTGTTAATAGTATATCTAAAAATGAATGGTAAAGATGCAGATAAAATATTGAAAAAAATTGATGAAAAGAATTTAAGTAAGGAAATTATTAGGGTATTACAAAAACTTTACGATCATATTGCTCTTGAAGAAGAAAGGATACTAAAAAATAGAAAAATTATAGATGAGAGTAAAGATGAAATTCAGGATGAGATAATAGATCGTTTTGAAGAAATTGGTGATGAATTTAAAAAGCAAACTTTAGAGGTTTCTAGCTCATTGAATGCCAATATAATTACGATAGTAGGATTGTTTTCAGCTATTATTTTTGTTTTCTTTGGCGGAGTTACAGGAATGGCATCTATCGTAGGCGGAATTATGGATTTAGAGACAAAACAAGATTTAGCGATTCCGATAATAATGCTCTTAATAATTGGCTTAGTTATATTTAACATTATTTTTTTACTGTTATATTCAGTTGCCAAGATTATAAATAAGAACATAGGATTAATAATAGAAATGCCAAATACAAAATGGTATTACATTGAAGAAGATGAGAGAGATGGCAAAACATATTTTTTAATATTTAATGAAGATGATGAAGAAGAAAAAGTTTTTACAGATAATAAGAAAGCCCAGAAATATATCAAACGCAAAGAGGGGAATTCTCGAAGAATAAGCAAGACTATAGGTTTATTTAAAAGGATATTTTTTCGATATCCATATATGGTATTAGTCAATATAATATTTATAGGTAGTATTATTATTTTGTATAGAACAATATAAAAACAAGGTATAGGGCCGCACAGGATGTGCGGTCTTTTTCCGTTCCCTTAGCTCAGTGGTAGAGCACAAATGTCCCAGGTTCGATTCCTGGAGGGGAATATTTCCGAAACGACGAATAAAGAGGTGGTGATAAATGCCAAGAAAGCCTGATAAAAGAATAATTAAAGCGAAAGAGTTATACAAAAAAGGGCAGAAACTAATTGAGATTGCAAATCGATTAGGTGTACCAGAAGGAACGGTCCGAAGTTGGAAAAATAGATATAAATGGGATTGCAACGTTGCAAAAGAAAAACGCAACGTTGCGAAAACAAAAAGAGGTGGGCAGCCGGGGAATGGAAACGCAACTGGCCCACCAGGAAATAAAAACGCAGAAAAGCATGGTTTCTTCTCGAAGTATCTTCCGGAAGAAACCTTTTCTATTATCCAGGACATTGAGAAGAAAAATCCTCTTGATATTCTCTGGGAAAATATACAGATTGCTTATGCAGCCATCGTAAGAGCGCAGCAGATCATGTATGTAAAGGACCACGAGGATAAAACAATTGAAAAGATAGAGGAAAAAGAGGGAAATGTTATAGGTGAAAAATGGGAGGTACAACAGGCATGGGATAAACAGGCAACATTTTTAAAAGCACAGGCAAGGGCACAGGGAGAATTAAGGTCCTTGATAAAGCAATATGATGAATTGTTGCATAGTAATTATGATCTTGCAACAGAAGAACAGAAAGCTAGGATCGAGCAGATCAGGGCGAAGACGGCAATTATATCTGGTGTGGATGAAGAAGAAACAGAAGATGATGGCTTCCTAGAAGCACTGAAAGGCGAGGCATACGCAGTATGGGAAGAAGAGTAAAGAAAGCAGCCTTTAAGTTTAGACCATTTTCTCGTAAACAAAAGAAAATCCTTACCTGGTGGATGCCAAACTCTCCAGTTCACGATATGGACGGCATCATAGCAGATGGAGCAATACGTTCGGGCAAGACAGTCTCTATGTCGCTCTCATTTGCTATGTGGGCGATGGAATCGTTTGACGGTCAAAACTTTGCGATGTGCGGAAAAACAATCGGTTCTTTCAGGCGAAATGTTTTGTTTTGGCTGAAACTGATGCTTAAAAGCCGCGGTTACTATGTAGAAGACCATAGAGCGGACAATCTCGTAATTGTTCGCAGAAATGGAAAGGAAAATTATTTTTATATTTTTGGTGGCAAGGATGAACGCTCACAAGACCTCATTCAGGGTATTACCCTGGCAGGGGTCTTTTTTGATGAAGTTGCCCTGATGCCGGAAAGTTTTGTCAACCAGGCAACAGGACGATGTTCCGTAGACGGTTCAAAGTACTGGTTTAACTGCAATCCGGATGGTCCGTATCATTGGTTTAAAACTGATTGGATTGATAAAGCAGAAAAAAAGAAGATAGTATATCTTCATTTCACGATGGATGATAACCTCAGTCTATCGGAGCGGATTAAGAAGAGATACCGCTCCATGTATACCGGTGTGTTTTATAAACGGTATATCTTAGGCCTTTGGGCTGTAGCGGAAGGTATTATCTATGATATGTTCAGTGAAGAAAAGCACGTCATATCAGAGTCGCAGAGCTATGTCGGTAGGAAGTATGTAAGTGTTGATTACGGTACCCAGAATGCAACTGTTTTCTTACTCTGGGAGAAGAACCGAAAAGGGCAGTGGGTTGCTACAAAAGAATATTACTATTCTGGAAGAGATGAAGCGGAACAGAAAACAGATGGTGAGTATGCGGATGATATGGAAGAGTTCGTCAGTGGAATTGAAATAGAATCAATCATTGTAGATCCGGCCGCAGCTTCCTTTATTGCAGAGCTTAAAAAAAGGGGCTTCAAGGTTAAGAAAGCAAAGAACGATGTTCTCGATGGGATACGTTTTGTTGGAAATCTTCTTAATCTGGGAGTTTTATTGTTTCTTAAAGATTGTAAGGAAACGATTAAAGAATTTGGTTCCTATATCTGGGATGAAAAGGCAATTGAACGGGGTGAGGATAAGCCAGTAAAGCAGTTCGATCACTGCATGGATGCTGCACGATATTTTGCTTATACCATCATAAGACGGGAACGAAAATGGAGTTGAGATAGATGATAAAAGAATTTATCGAAAGAATAGGGCAGGTGATTAGAAAGATGCTTGGAAGAGAAAAAATAAAAGATGCCATCGGGGTTGAGGTAGCGGTATCTGACAAAATGGCGAACGGGATTGATCTCTGGGCTAAGATGTATAAAAATGAACCGCCCTGGAAGGAAAAGAATATAAAGCTTTGTGGATTGCCTGCTGCTATTGCCGGAGAGTTCGCAAGACTTGTTACGCTGGAACTGAAAACAGAAGTTACAGGAAATGACTTCATTAACGAAGAGTATCAGGCAGTTATCAGCGATATCCGTAAATACACAGAATATGCCTGTGCTAAGGGCGGGTTAGCAATGAAACCTTATGCATCAGAAGGGCATATAGAGGTAGATATGGTTCAGGCGGACAGGTTCTTCCCTACGAAGTTTAATTCCAGAGGGGAAGTTACGGCAGCGGTATTCGCTGAGAGCTTAACGGTAGGGAAAAAGGTATATACCAGACTGGAGTATCATCAACACGAAGGCACAATGTATCACATAAACAACAAAGCTTTTGTGAAACAGGATCTTGATAATGTTGAGGTTTTGGGGAAAGAAGTTCCTCTTACTGCTATACCGGAATGGGCTAATCTTCAGGAAGAAGTTACGCTTAAGAATGTAAAGATGCCACTGTTTGCCTATTTCAAGATTCCTAATGCGAATAATGTGGACGATACCTCGCCTCTTGGTGTTTCTGTATATTCCAGAGCTATCAATGACATTAAGGAAGCGGACAATCAGTGGACAAGACTCCTTTGGGAGTTTGAGGGTTCGGAGCTTGCGATTGATGCAGACATTACCTTGTTTAAAAAGGATGATAAGGGAAATTATGAGTTTCCAAAGGGCAAGGACAGACTGTTTCGCATGATGGACCTTGATGATAATGCCGAGAAATATAAAGTGTTTGCACCGGCTATTCGTGATGAGAACCTTATTAATGGATTTAATGCGATTCTTCGCAGGATAGAGTTTAATGTAGGGCTTGCTTACGGGACATTAAGTGACCCAAATACCGTTGATAAGACTGCGGAAGAGATTAAAGCAAGTAAACAGCGTTCCTATAGTACGGTATCCGATATCCAGAAGTCATTACAGACTGCATTAGAACAGTTAGTATATGCTATGGATGTCATGGCTCAACTTTCTGGACTTTCTGGCAGAAAGAAATACGAGATGAGCTTTGACTGGGATGATTCTATCGTAATTGATAAAGAACAGGAACTTGCCAGTATGCAGCAGGATGCGGTTGCCGGCTTTATCCGAAAAGAATTATACGTTGCAGCCAAGTATGGTGTGTCAGAAGAGGAAGCTTTGAAAATGATGCCTCAGCAGGATGAACGTTTTCAGATAGCAGAAGAATAGGTGGTGTTTTATGCTAGAGCCGGAATACCTTGAAAAATTTTCAGATCAGCTACTTGCCCTGGTTGATGCGTTAAGCACAGCGATTATAGCAGATATATCAAAACGTCTTGTAAAAACCGGAGAAGTAACGGAAACTTCAAGATGGCAAGCAGAAATCTTGCAGGGAGCGGGGCTCCTGTATAAAGATGTTCTAAAGCGTGTTTCTCAAGTTTCTGGATATATGAATACAGAAGTAGAAAGAGTTTTTGAGGAAGCGGGAGTAAGAAATCTTAAGAATGAAGCAGTTATTTATAAAGCTGCAGGTGAAAAAGAGATAAAACTTCATCAGTCAGAAACGATGCAGAAGATTCTTGCAGCAAATCTAAGAAAGACAAAAGAAGAGATTAATAATCTTACTTTAACAACGGCTGTTAAAACGCAAAGTGCTTACATAACCGCTTGCAATAAAGCAATGATGAAAGTACAGACCGGGGCTTTTAGTTATGATAAAGCGATTGCGGATGCCATTAAGGCAGCGGCGGTGCAGGGAACCGAGGTTTTATATCCATCCGGGCATGTAGATAAGTTGGACGTAGCAGTAAGGAGAGCTGTTCTAACCGGGGTAAATCAGTCGGCAGCGGAAATGAATCTTCAATATGTCAAAGAGTCTGGCTGTGATCATGTAGAAACAACCGCCCACTCAGGAGCAAGACCAACTCATGCAGTGTGGCAAGGAAAAGTCTTTTGTGTTTCTGGAAAAGATAGCAGATATCCTCCATTTTATGAAAGTACCGGATATGGAACTGGTGCGGGGCTTTGCGGCTGGAACTGTCGGCACAATTTTCATGCGTTCTTTCCTGGAATATCTGCACCAGCTTATTCACAGGAAATGCTTGACGATTATAGTGCCAGAAAGTACGAGTACAATGGTAAAAAATATACAGAGTATGAGTTGAGTCAGATGCAGCGTTCACAGGAAAGAACGATAAGAGCAACAAAAAGAAAACTTACAGGATATGATGCTGGAATAAAAAATACAGATAGTAATACATTAAAAGCAGAGCTGACAAATAGGTTTGAAAGTGAGTCGGCAGAGTTAAAAAAGCAGGAGAAATCTCTTAAAAAATTTTGCAGGCAAACCGGAAGAAGATATGAGTCTGCAAGGACACAAGTTCATGCAGTATTGGACTCAGAAGGAAATATCGTTGGATTTAATAAAAGCGTTGCACAGAAAGCGGTATGGGCAAGTAAAAGACATACATCTAAGATGCAGATGGCGAAGCAGCTTGATAAGTTGTCGGATGAGGAAAGATTGGCAGTGCAAAGATATACAGGCTTTGCCGCTCACCGGGTAAACCGGGCACTGTATTCCGGCAAGTTGCAAATGATTGAAAAAGAACGGGAGTATATGAACTTATTGGATTCTGCATTGGATAAGGGAGTTGCTGAGCATAAGATGGTCGTTCATCGAGATACGATACCAGAGTTCTTGAATGCATTTCCGAAAGGGTTTGAGTATTCTGAACATGATATGGAGAGATTGGTAGGAAAAAAGTTAACTAATATTGGTTATACGTCAACTTCATTTAGAGATATTCAATATGGAGGAAGAAATGTACATCTTGAAATAGAAGTGCCAAAAGGATATAGAGGTTGCCTATATATAGAAAGGCTGGCAAGCCCCAAATATAAATATCAGCAAGAAGTATTGTTTAAGAGGAACTTTCGGTATATAATCAAAGATATCAAAAAAGAAAACGGAAGGTATTATATGAAAGCGGAGGCAATCTTATGACAGAAAAATGTTATTATTACGATGAAGATGGAAATCGTTGTGAGGGTGAAGTGGGGCCGAGTTTTGAAGATTTTCCGGGCATGGCACAGGTCATAAGTCCGATACCTCTTTGTGATGCTTGCAAGAAGGCCGGCTTTGATAGTAATCATCGCCAAACCTTATGTGAAGCATATGGAAAAATACCAAAGAAGTATTTGAATGCAAAAGATTATAATTGTCCACATTTTGATAATGAAAATAATGGATGGTATCAGTTAATTAAAGATAAGGTAGAAAGACAACAGAAGAAAGAAAAATAATAAATTTGAATTTAGCACGCTCGATATATCGGACGTGTTATTTTTATACTCATTTTTAAGAAAAGGAAGGTAAGAGACATGAAAAAGTATGTTGGAACAAAAGTAATTGAAGCAAGCCCAATGACAAGAGGGGATTACAATAATTACAGAGGTTGGCAGATTCCAGTGGACGAAAATCCAGAGGACGCAGGCTATCTTGTGAAGTATAGCGATGGATATGTAAGCTGGTCTCCGGCATATGCATTTGAGGAAGCTTATAGAGAATACGATGAGAATAAGCTTCCAGCAACGGCGGTAGGTATGATAAGTGAAGACTACAAAGAGCGTTTCAAAGCAGAATATAAGCAGTTAGAGATTCGCTTTGATGGATTAAGAAAAATGCTTAAGAAATGGGACGAAGGAACACTTGCCTTTGAACCTACCTGCCCACGCAGCACTTACAATATGCAGCTTAAAGCTATGGCAGATTACATGGCGGTACTTGAAGCAAGAGCAGTAATGGAGAATGTAGACTTAACAATTTAATTGCGCCGGCACAAGAAAGGAGAAAGACATGATCATCACAGGAATGGCACACTTTGAATCAGTGTGCAAAAGAAAATTGGTTGAATGGTATCGCAAAAACAAAGCGTGTGTAGAGATTGACCTCAGTAATGTATATATTGTCTGGTCTTGTAAGACATTACAAAATTACAAGTGTCTTGCATCAACAACAATTTCGGGTGACGGCATCTATGCTGAATATACCTATAACGGAGACAAACAGGAACTTTACGAAGATGTGTATGGAAAATTAACAAATACATGTCACACAGAAGAATAGGAGGTGATCCAAATATCTCCCACCAGCAGGGTTAAACTGGATATTGGTCAGAAGATGAGACCTTAAACAGTCGGTTCGTGGCGGTCGGTTACACGCCTAAAACAACCTAATACGAAAGGAGCAGGAAACATGAAAACAGAATTTTTAAAGAGCCTTAATCTTTCCCAGGAAGTGATTGATAAGATTATGGCTGAGAACGGAAAAGACATTGCAGTAGAACAGAAAAAAGCAGATAAGATTATTCAGGAACGCGACAGTTATAAGTTGAAAGCGGAGAATCTTGAAATTCAGGTAAACGATGCCAATACCGAAATCCAGAAGTTTAAAGACATGGATATTGATGGAATTAAAAAAGCAGCGGATGACTGGAAAGAGACGGCAGAAAAGGCAAAGGCCGATGCGGATAAACAGATTTCCCAGATGAAATTTGATTATGCATTATCCGCAGCATTAACTGGAGCAAAAGCCAAGAATGCCAAAGCTGTCAAAGCACTTCTCGATATGGATGGACTGAAATTCAACGATGGAAAAATTGTTGGACTGGATGAGCAGCTTGCTCAGATTAAGACAGATAATGATTATCTGTTTGAAAGCGATGAGCCGGCACCAGAGTTTGTAAAAGGGACAAATGGCGGTTCTGGCAATGTCGGAGGAAAGAAACCGAGTGAAATGACGTATACCGAATTGTGTGACTATATGGCACAGAATCCGGGAGCAGAGATTTAAAAAAGGAGTAGAAAATGGCAGGAGAGAAATTTGATTCAAAAAGTTTTAATCCTCAGGCTTTTGGAGCCTATACAGAGAGGATTCCGAACTTAAAGAGAAACGAACTGATTAAATCAAAAGCTTTAAAAGGCAATCAGGATATCAAGCGTACCTTTAATTCTCAGACAGGAACCGTTTATGCAGTTCTTCCAATGCATGGACTTATTGGTGGTACTGCACAGAACTATGATGGTGAAACAGACCTTGAATCCGAAGGAACAGAGACATTTGAAAGAGGGGTTGTCGTTATTGGCCGTATGAAAGGCTGGACAGAGCGTGACTTCTCCGAGGATGTAACAGGCGGTGTCAGCTTCATGGATAATGTAGCGGCACAGGTAAGCGATTATAAAGCAGACCTTGACCAGTTAACCCTGACAAAGATTTTAACAGGAATCTTTGGAATGACAGGAAAAGAGGACAAGGCATTTGTTGATGAACATACTACAGATATTACAGGAGTAACCGCAACGGATAAGGATGGTAATATCAAAAATGTTGTGCAGGCAGATACATTAAATACTGCGATTCAGAAAGCGGCCGGAGACAATAAGTCTAAATTCACGATGGCTATCATGCATAGTACGGTGGCAACCAATCTTGAAAATCTGAAGCTGTTAAAATACATGACACAGACAGATGCAAATGGAGTTGAGAGAGAATTAACCCTTGCAACATGGAATGGCCGCTTAGTTTTAATTGATGATTCTATGCCAACAGAAGATGTTCCAGAAAGCGGAGTAAAAGGGCAGAGTGATTATGCTGCAGCATACACGAAATACACAACTTTTGTCCTTGGCGATGGAGCTTTTGACTATGAGGATATTGGGGCAAAAGTACCATATGAAATGTATCGTGACCCAAAGAAACACGGCGGCGAAGATACCCTTTACATGAGACAGAGAAAAGTATTTGCACCTTATGGAATCTCCTTCACAAGAAAATCTATGGCAGCAAAATCTCCTACGGATGATGAACTTGCGAACGGAACAAACTGGGAACTTGTAAACAATGGTAAAGCTGGTTCTGCAAAAAAGACAATCAAACATAAGGCAATCCCGATTGCAAGAATCATTTCGAGAGGATAGGCGGTGACTTCATGGTAAGATATGCAGACCTTGCATTTTACATGACAGAGTACGGCGGTAATATTATCCCAAACGAGCAGTTCCAGCGTGTGATCACAAGGGCAAGCACATATATTAAGGCGATTACTTTTTCAAGAGTGGATGAAAACAATATTCCAGAGGAAGTGAAAGCTGCAGCCTGTGCAGTTGCGGAAGTTATTTATAAAGCTGAAAGCTCTACGGAAGGGGAAAAGAAGTCTGAAACGGTTGGAAAGTTGTCAGTTTCTTATGTAACAGAGCAGGCAGACGGTCAGATTAAAGAAAAAGTTCTCCGTAAAAAACAATATGCTGCAGCATATCCTTACCTTGCCACGACCGGATTGTTATATAGGGGGTGTTTCTAATGATCACTAACGCTTCTGTGACGATTTATAATAAAGTCTATGACAGAGACGAAGGAAGCAATAAATATTACCGGACAGTACTTAAAGGAGTGAACTGGCAGGATGCAACAAAGGTCCTGCCATCTGATACTGGAGTAGTAAGTGCCGATGTAGCAGAGGTGTATATTCCGTTTCTGATTGATACAGAGAAAAAATATTGTTCTCCGGTTAATTTTAATTCAGAGCAGGAAAAGGATAAATTCTTCACACTTGCTCCAGAGGATATTATTGTTAAAGGGGTTGTCACAGACGAACTTACAAAGCAGAAAGATGTGGAACACCTTAAAAATAAGTATGGCAGCGTAAGGGTAATTGCTGTTATAGAAACTAACGATAACGGAAGCCCTACGATGCAGCATTGGAAGGTGACAGCAGAATGAGGGTAAAGGTTCGGTTAGACCCTGCTAGTGCAATATTGGCAAAAAGAAAGCTTGGAAAAGGCGGGCAGGCACAGAGGTATATGGTAAGCGAGGTAAGGCGCAAGACAGACCCTTATGTTCCGTTCCTTAATGGTCCGCTTAAAAATACAGCCGTAGAACATGAAAATTCTATCGAATATGTTACTCCTTACGCTCGTAGACAGTATTATGAGCATAAAGGCGATGGCTTAAGAGGAAGAGAATGGGATAAGCGAATGTGGGCAGACAGAGGCCAGGAGATTACCCAGAGTGTGGCTGATTATATTGGAGGAAAAGCAAAATGATGGTAATGGAAGCGGTGCGGGAGATTGTAAAGAAATGCCCGTATCTTGATGAATATTATAAGAGCCTTTCCGTAGACAGACTTGGAAAGGATAGCACGAGCTATTCGATTGATTCTGTTCCAGGACAGCAGGTTACTAAGAGAGACATTGCCGGGAATACAACGCGGCAGTGTCTTTTTAATTTTTCCAGTCGGGAGCTGTACACAGAAGAAGTGCGTCAGAATCTTGATAATATCGGATTCTATGAACATTTTTCAGACTGGTTAGAAGAGGTATCTGAGGCAGGAGATTTTCCGGAATTGGATGCCGGCAAGACAATTAAAAAAATTGAAGCAATCACATGCGGCTATGTGTTTGATACGGAACTTGACAAGGCAAAGTATCAGATACAGTGCAGGATTATTTATAAACAGGAGGCTAGAAGATAATGGCGAATACAAGTAAAGGAGTAAAACAGAGATACCAGGAAGCGGCATATATCGAAGTTGGAGAAACTTATGAGTTAGCCGGCACAGGTTTTGAAAAATTAGATGAAGAGCCGGGGGCACAGACTTCTTCAAAGAAGTATATCAATGATAAATCCTCTACTTCCTCTATTACATCTTATGAAGGAACGCATCCGTTTACAGCGGACCAGATTCTTTCAGAAAAGGTAATTGAGGATTTTGTATCTATTGGAAAGTTAAGAAAGACGGGAAGAGATGCGGAACGTTCTTTAGTGCGTGTTGATTTAGATAAACCAGTAGAATCAAAAGAAAATACTTTTGAGGCAAGGTGTTTTAATACTGCAGTGGAAATTTCCTCTTTTGCAGATAATGACGGAGAACTGCAGGTAGAAGGTACACTTCACGATAAAGGTGACCCAGTAGAAGGTACATTTAATACGGAAACAAAGACTTTCACACCAAAAGCATAGGAAAGGAGAAGGCAGCATGAATAAGACATTTCAGTGGAATGGAGAGAAGTTTTATTTCTCGGCATTGGAAGCAGAGACAACAAGAAAATTTATTCCCGAAGCAACAAAAACAGCAAAAGCACTTGAAGACTATGAAAAAGATGTTGTAGGAGTAGGGAATCTTCTTAGTGCGGATGATATTATTGCAGAATGCAAAATTATTGATGCTTTTCTTGATACTATATTAGGAGAAGGAGCCGCCGAGAAGATGTTTAAAGGATATGACCTGGGAGAACGTGTAGCGGCAACGCAGAAGCTGACACGTTTAAACAACGCACAGGTTAAAGAATATGGAGAAGCCGCAAGTAAAGGTCTTTTTGCATAATTATGAATATCTTAATGGACAAGCCGCCAGAGCAAGTTGAGGTAGATGGAAAATTATATAAGATAAACTCTGATTTCCGAACTTCGATTCAATTTGAAATATTGATGCAGAAAAAAGAACTTACAGAGAAACAGAAAGAATTTGCAAACGAGCTTTGTTTGTTGGATAAGGAAATGGACAGAGAGACAGCCGAACTACTTGCAAAGTATAAAGATGGCTTAGAACTTTACTATCCAGAGATTCCGAATGACATCAACGGAGCAATCAATGCGATGCTGTGGTTCTATGAATGTGGAAAAGAAAACATTGATAAAAAGAAGTCGAAAAAGTCGGGAAGCCGAAAAAAGATTTATGATTATAACTATGATGCAGATTATATTTATGCAGCTTTCTTTGAACAATATCATATTGATTTAGCAGAGCAGGAACTTCACTGGTGGAAGTTCTCTGCTCTTTTTTCTGCTCTTTCTGAGGACTGTATGATAAGCAAGATTATAACGTATCGCGTAATCGATACGAAAGGAATGGAGAAAGAACAGAAAGTATTTTACAACCGGATGAAGCGGTTGTACCAACTTCCGGAAGACATTTCAGAGAAAGAAAGAGAAAGACAGGACAAGATCACGCAGGCACTTCTTGGTGATGGTGATCTGACAGGAATTTTATAAGGGATGGAGCTGCAGCCCTAAGGAACGTGCAGTGTGAACATGGATGACAGACGCAGACGAAGTTTATAGGAGGTTTAGTTATGTCTGCGGATGGACATATTGAGATTGAAGTTGAGCTTAATTCTGAAAAAGCAGAAAAGGAGCTTGATAGTTTAAGCAAAAGCCTTGAAAAAGACACTGCACAGGCCGCAAAGAAAGCAGAAAGTTCTGTTAAGCAGTCAGTAAAGCAGATTGAAGCTTCTGCAAAGCAGGTCTCTAAACAGACAGAAAGCTCAGCAAAGCAGGCAGGACAGGAAGTAAAAAATCCAGCCAGTTCTGCGAGTAAACAGGTGATTGATTCTGCAAAAAAGGCAGAAGAAGAAGTAAAGAAATCAAGTAAAAGAGTAACAGAAGAAGAGAAAAAACAGTATAAGGAACGGAAAAAGACCAGAGAATCCAGTAAACCAGAGTCTGATCCAAGCAAGCCTTATAAAGAATCTTCTGAAAAGGCTACACAGTATTGGACTGGTGCAGGCAGTAAGATAAAAAGTGTTGTAAGTACGATTACGGCTGCTACTGGTGCTGGAGCAGTTGCCGCCGGTACGGCAGCTATTAATGCTGGTAAGTCTTTTGAAGCTGGAATGAGTGAAGTGCAGGCAATCTCTGGTGCTTCCAGAAAAGATTTAGAAGCATTAACGAACAAGGCGAAAGAAATGGGGGCTACAACAAAGTTCTCTGCTACGCAAGCTTCAGAAGGACTTAAGTATATGGCTATGGCTGGATGGAATTCACAGCAGATGATTGATGGTCTTCCTGGTGTCATGAACTTGGCAGCGGCTTCTGGTGAAGATCTTGGAACGGTTTCTGATATTGTGACAGATGCCCTCACAGCTATGGGATTAAAGGCAAGTGATAGTGCTCACTTTGCGGATGTATTAGCAACAGCGGCAAGCAGTTCTAACACAAATGTGGCAATGATGGGTGAAACATTTAAATATGCGGCACCTGTTGCCGGAGCATTAGGTTATAACATAGAAGATTTAGCACAGGCTATTGGTTTGATGGGAAATGCCGGAATTAAATCTTCTCAGGCTGGTACATCCTTAAGAAGTATTCTTACACGTTTGGCAAAACCACCAAAAGATTGCGCGAACGCAATGGAAGACTATGGAATTTCTATTAAAAATTCCGATGGTTCTATGAAATCACTCATGGAGGTAATGGAAAACATGAGGGATTCATTGCAGGGGCTTCCAAAGGACGAGCAGTCAGCGGCAGCGGCAGCACTTGGCGGCCAGGAAGCAATGTCTGGATTGCTTGCAATCATAAATGCAAGCGAGTCAGATTTTGATAATTTATCAAAAGCGATTGATAATGCATCTGGAGCGGCACAGGATCAGGCCGATATCATGAATGATAACCTACAGGGGGCATTATATGAATTAGGCTCTGCTGCAGAGTCGGCAGGAATCGAATTATATGATAATATCAAGAATCCTGCTAAGAAAGCTGTTAGAGCTGCCGCGACAGAGATTAGGAGTTTGTCGACCACGATAAAAGACAACGGCATTGAAGCGATTATCCCAGAAGAAACGATTACGACTGTGAAAAATCTGGGCAATACTGCAAAATCAATTGGTGCAACTGGTTTAAGAGCATTAGGCGGGGGAGCAAAGCTCATCAGCGAAAATATGCAGGTCGCTCTGCCTCTTGCTACAAGTTTTCTTGTCGTAATGAAAGGCTATACCGTTGTGAAGACGATTGCAACAGCATTTACAGAAACGCAGGCAGCAATGACTGGTGCAAGTACAGTTATGACAGGACTTGGAACAGTGGTAAGGCTGTTTACCGGAGAAGCTATGGCAGCTACTACAGCAACAGGACTTTTAAGTGCTGGGGTCGCTATGTTAGGTGGTCCAATTGGAGTTGCTATTTTAGCCTGTGGAGCCTTGACTGCTGGTGTTGCAGCATACACATTAACACAGAAAGATGGCTCTTATGAGCAGGATAAGTTTTCGAAAAAAATAGAAGCAGCCGCTAAGGAGCAAAGAGAATATAGCAAACAGATAAAGCAGAGCCAGAGAGAAAGACTGGATTCTATCAATGGAACTCAAACAGAAGCAGAGAAGGCTGATGTACTTTACAATAAACTGGAGTCTTTAATTTCGGTTGAGAAGAAATCTGCCGGACAGAAGAAGCAGATAAAGAGTATTGTGGAACAGCTTAACAGCATCTTACCAGACCTGAATTTGCAATACGATGAGCAGAAAGATAAATTGAATCAATCTACTTCTGCAATTAAAAAGAATATTCAAGCTTTAAAAGAACAGGCGATGGCAAAGGCTTATGGCTCTCAGATGGACAGTGTTGCAGAGGACATTGTTAAAACACAGTCTAAGATTGAGAAAGCTCAGAAGCAGATGCAGAAAGCGAAAGAAGAGTATGAGAAAGCACAGGCTGAAACAAGGAAAGCAGATAAAGCATATGAACAAAATCCGGATTATGGCGAGAATCTAAAGAGTAGAAATGAAGCAAGGCAAAAGGAAAAAGATTTAGAAAAAGCTTATAATGATTCGGCAAAAGCAGTTAAAAATTATGAAAAGAATTTATCAAGTTTGCAGGATGAGATGGAAAATTACTCCCAGATGCAGATTAAAGAGGGCAACTATGCAGATTTTCTTTCTAATTTAGACAAACTTGCGAAAGATGCCGGAATAAAAGCAAAGAAAATTCCAGAGACAGTATTAGAAAACATTAAAGCCGGAAACTATAAAGCTCCAACTACGGGGGAAGACTTAAAAAGGCTTATTAATCTTGACGGATTAATTCAACAGGCACAGGAAGCCGGAGTGGAAATTCCTCAGTATTTATTGCAGGGTATTTCAGATGGCTCGATAAACTTTCAATCAGCGATTAATCAGATGAACACGCTTCTGGATTTTAGCAGTGCAGCAGAAAAAGCAGGCATTTCTGGAAAAGAAATTCCGGAAGAACTAGCTCAAAGTATCATGCAAGGCAAAATCAGTGTTGATGAGGCAATAAATCAACTGCTTAGCGGTTCTGGTGTAGCATCGACAACACAGGCAGAGACACTGACAAAAGAAAAAGCGACTAAGATTAAGAAGAAAGTTGAAGATATTGGAAATGGCAAGATTAAAGGGATAAATATCTCAGCTTATACTTCATCGCTTAATACAGCGAGTCGGAAAGCAAAAAGTACCAAAAAAGAGATTGAGAAAAATAGCAAGTTAAAAGCAACCAATAATAGTGCTGCAGCAAAAAGTACTTATAAACCTGTTACAGACGAAGGTAAGAAGGCGGTAAGCACTGCAAAGAAGACAGGAAAAGAACTTGGCAAGAGCGGAGCAACGAGTGTAGCTTCTACAACTTCGCAGTGGAAATCTGCTGGTAGTAAAAATGCTAAGTCATATATTTCTGGCGTAGCATCCCAAAAAGGAGCGGCTTCAAAAGCAGGAAAAACGCTATCTACTTCTGCAAAGACGGGTGCAAGTTCCGGAAAAGCCGGATTTGTGTCGGCCGGAAGAAACATGGCCGCAGGTATCGCATCCGGTATTCATTCAGGGACTCCATTTGTAACGGCAGCGGCTAGAAGTGCGGTAAGAGCGGCCGTAGCGGCTGCGAAAGCTGCAGCTAAGATTAAATCACCATCCAGGGTGATGAAAAATGAGGTCGGTAAATACCTACCTCTCGGCATGGCAGCTGGCATCAAGGATAATACCGATTCTGTAGTTAATGCATCAAGATCAATGTGTGCCTCAGCTCTAACAGCTTCTGCAGATGAACTTGATATTCATTCTCCTTCTCGGAAGTTCAAGAACATTATCGGAAAGAATATCCCGAAAGGCATTGCAAAAGGTGTAAGAGAATCTAAAAGCGAGCTTGTCGGAGAAATGGAAAGTGTTGTGAACGGAGCACTTAGTGCGGCACAAAATGCTTCTAAAAGTGGAAATTATTCTGAAATAGGAAGCAATCTGCTGTCTGGATTATCTACATCGCTGAGCACATCAAAGTCTCGTTCTTCTGAAACAATACAGGAAATTATTGATCAACAGCAAGAAAGTCTATCTAATGCCAATCAGAAGAAAGAAGAGGCACTTCAAAATAAAATTGATAAGCTAGGAAGCAAAAAGGCAAACAAGAAGAGAAAAGCCGCATTAAAGAAAAGGCTCAAGCAGATGAAAGCTGCAGATAAGAAACAGGAGTCACAGCTTAAAACGGCCGGAGAAAAAGCGGCAGCGGCTTACAATGATGCCTTTGAAAAGGAAGCTTCCCGTATTACTAAGATTGCAGAAAAGAAGATACAGGAATTATCAGAAACCTATCAGACAAAGTATAACGATATCAAGAATAGGATGGATACTCTCACAGAAAAACAGCAGTCCTGGGGGAATGTTTATGATCTGAAACAGAATATTGCAGATATTAAGAGATATCAGGAAAATTTAAAAGCCCTTGAAGGCAGAATCCCAGAGTCAATGATGAATAAGATTCTTGGGATGAATATGGATGAAGCAACAGCTTATATGGACTGGTTCAGGGGAATGACAGCAACAGAGCAGAAAGCGTACTTAAATGATTGGAACGCAATCTATTCCTCTTCAAAAACTTTTTCAAAGAATTTCTTTGCTGATGATTTTGCTAAGATTCAAAAAGAATATGAATCTGAACTGAAAAAGGCAACAGATGATTTGTATGTAGAAATGAACCAGATTGGAACAAATATTGCAAAAGGACTTACGGCAGGAATGAATAGTGAGTCAAGAAACCTTTCAAAAGCAATGAAGAAGATCTGTAACAATCTTATAAATACTGCCAAAAAGGAGCTGAAAATAAAATCTCCATCAAGGGTATTTAAGCGGATTGGTGTTTATAACATACAAGGAGCCGAAAAGGGACATGAAGCAGAAGCTCCGCGACTTTACCGTCAGGTTGAAAATGTATCAGAGACCCTTGCAGAGCGTTTTGCAAAAGCAAACTTAAAAGTATCTCTTCCAGATATTGCAGACCGAACACAAGCGGCTTTATCGAGACAGGTATCAAAAGTATCTGCAAGTATTCAGCCGCAGCTTACAGCGGCACTGGCAGGAGATGCAGGTCAGACAATTTACAATGGACCAGAAAAGATTGAGCTTGTGACTAATCTTGATGGACGGGAAATAGCAAGAACTTCGGTACCTTATATTGATATGTACTTAGGAAATATGGCAGCCAGAAAAGCAAGAGGGGGCGTTTAAAATGTACAGAGGAAGCTTAGGTGTGCAGATTGGAAACAAACATACCCTTAAAGACTGGGGACTTGGTTGGACAAAAATTACTCTTGGTTTTCCAGAGGCAAAAACGTATGAGCAGGATATTCCGGGAATGGACGGAGTGTTAGATTTTACGGAATCTCTTACTGGAGGGGATGTGAAATACAAAATCAGAACCCTTACTCTTGAATTTGAAACCCCTGAACAGGACTATTACGATTGGGGTATTAGAATCTCTGAGATAGCAAATTACTTGGCCGGAAGAAAATATAAGATAATCCTGGATAATGACCCGGATTTTTATTATATTGGAAGGTTAAATGTTGAAGTCGAAAAAACAGACAGGGTAGAAGGAACTCTTATTCTGTCTGGAAGTGTTGCCCCATATAAATATGAAAAGTTTTCTAGTCTTGAAAACTGGGAGTGGGATACTTTTAATTTTAGAACAGGAATCATCCGAAATTATAAAGATATTTCCGTAGATGGTACATACAAACTTGTTATACCTGGCAGGAGAAAAAGAATCGTGCCGGTGATCTCCTGTGATGCAGCTATACAGGTATCTTACGAAGGAGTAACTTATGATCTTTCACCTGGCAAAAATAAAGTTTTTGGTATCTGTATCAAAGAAGGAAAGAATATCCTTACTTTTTCCGGAATGGCAACCATTTCGGTTGATTATAGAGGAGGAATATTGTAATGTATCGTATTTATTGTGATGATAAAACGTTGCATGATGTGAGAGACGAGGAGTATCAGCTTATAACACCAAAAATCTCTCTTGAACTTAATAAGACAGGGAGTTTTGAGTTCGGCATACTCCCTTCTCATCCTCATGTAAACGATATAAAGAAATTGAAATCTCGATTGAAAGTATATGATGTTGACATATCAGATAGTGGGGAGGCTTCAAGATTGCTATATTGTGGCCGTTCCATTACTGATCAGCGAGACTTTGAATATACTGGTCGGATTACATGCGAAGGAGAGTTATCTTATTTGCTTGATACAATTCAGCGTCCACACACTTATGGAAGCCAGTCAGGAGAAATCCATAAAGCGGATACTAATATTGCAATCTTCAAGCGTTTGATAGAAGAGCATAACTCTCAGGTAGAAAAAGAAAAGCAGTTTGAAATAGGAATTGTTGATATTGATTCAGTAGAAATCAAAACTTTGGCGACAAACTATGAAACTACTTGGGATTTTATTAATACGAATTTTCTTGAAAAATATGAAGGTTATCTTAGGGTGCGCTATGAAAATAATGTTCGTTACCTTGATTATGTGAAGCAATACGGAAAAGTCAGTACGCAGGTAATTCGATTCGGAGAAAATCTTCTTGATTTTCAGAAGTATGTAAAAGCAGAAGACATTAAAACGGCAATTATTCCAATTGGAGCAAACAATGTAACTATAAAGACGGCAAGCGGGCACGATGGAAAGGATTATGTTTTTAACCAGGAGGCGGTAAATCTTTACGGTTGGATATATAGTAAAGTAGATTTTTCGGATATTACCGACCCGAATACCCTTTTAGAAAAAGCACAGGAATATCTTAAAAAGAGTATCAATCTTGCGATAACTATCGAGCTGACGGCGGTAGATTTGCATATGGTAGATGTTGATATTGATTCTATCGGGCTGGGAGATTTCATTCCTTGCGTATCGCAGTATCATGGATTACTTAGTACACTTGGTGATGTATCAACTTATTATCTTGTCAGTAAATACGAGATAGATCTTGAAAATCCGGCAAATACGAAAATCACATTAGGTAAAACTTTATCAGTGCTATCAGAAAAGATGGCTTCCAATGCAAACCTTAAAAGTGACATTCGGACAGTGGTAAGCAGTATGGAGGGGATTAAAGGAACCTCAAAGGAAGCCTATGACAAATCGGTGGAGGCAATGAAGGTAGCACAGGAAATTACCTTTGACACAATCTACCCCATCGGTAGCATCTATATGAGCGTAAACGATATAAACCCAACAGAACTCTTTGGTGGAAAATGGGAATTATTAAGTAAAAGTGAAACCATTCCTATTTATTACATGTGGGAAAGAAAGGAGGATGACGTTGATAAATGATTTATTGAAAAAGATAAAAGAAGCCATCTATGGGGAAGAAGTCCGTAACAGTATACATGATGCGATAGAACAGTGCTATAAAGATGCAACCGGACACCCGGAAAGCGTGGCGGCAACGGTTAAAGAAATCAGAGAGGTATCTGCAAATCTATCAAAAGAAACTGCCGACCGCAAGGCCGAGGTAAACACAGAGCGCAAGAGGATTGACAATCTAATCAAAGAACTTCCAGCAACCGCAGGAGAATACCAGCAGAGCAAGTTAGTCTTACATGGTTACGATAACGCTACAGTTAAGTGCACGACAACTTCCGGAAACTATACGAACGTCCCGGCTTTCACAACAGATCAAGGAGGCCCATTATCTTCTTTATATACAAAAAAATCAAATTATCAGATTGCAGTAAGCAAGAGTGGGTTGTACTTATTTGAATTAAGAATCCATGTGAACTCTCTTGTTGCAAATAAGCGAGTCGAATTAGCACCATTTGTGAATGACACCCGTAATGCCGCACTGGCATCATCATATAATACCGCTGGTAATTTTACATTAACTCAGGTCGCAGCATTGCCACTTTGGTTAAGCGCAAATGATACAGTAGATTTTCGAATTGCACCGATTGAAGCAACGGAAGTAAGCTTGCAATTGGGAGATGTGCTTGTATATGCGATTGATTGGGAAGATAAATTCAAGATTCCAGATTATACCGGGTACGCAGCGGAGACGAAAGATATTCGGACCGGAGCGGACGGTACTGTATATGGAACAGCTGGGGAAGCGGTTAGAAAGCAAATTGGTAATCTAACGGAAGAATTGACTGACATAATAGATTTGACTTTTACATTAAGCTCTTCAGTTTTAAAGAGCACTACTTTTAGCGTGAAGACCTCAAGAAAGTTAGCAATTATTATTCCGGAAGGGATGATAGTCTATTATTATTATAGACCCGGAACCGCAGTAGCATATAAATATTCAGAAGGAAAAATACAACGGTTTAATCTTGATGTGGGTGAACAACAACATTTTGAAATAAAGGGAGACTCTAAAGTTATCACTAGCAAAACATATTTAGAACTAATGTTAATCCCAAGAATTTTATAGAAGGGGGGATGAAAATGCAGCCGGTATTACACTTTGTTGTAAATAATCAGATTATTACCAGGACAGATACTTTCGTACCCGTCCGTAACAGTAGAAATTATCTATATGCAGAATTCGAATTTAAAACAGAAGACTGGGCGGGAAAAAGCAAAACAGCTTTGTTTCACAGCGGGGATGGTGAGACAGTTCCGATTTTGCTCGGAGATACGGATACATGTTTAATCCCTGCCGAAGTACTTACAGGCACATCATTTTCTGTGTCAATCATTGCAGGCAATCTGATTACTGCAAATATGATTATTGTTAAACTATATGAATCAGGATACCGCACAGAAGATATTCCAGAGCCTTCACAGACCTTGTACGAACAGTTAATGACAGCATTTGACGAGGCAAAACAGACAGTAATTGATAGTGTGAAAGAGTCAGAGTCTTGGGCGCATGGCCACGCAGACTATTCTGATCGGCAGAAAGATAATGCTGCATACTATGCATCAGAAGCAAAAAACGCAGCGGAAGAAGTACCGGGACGGGTCAAAGAGGGCAAAAAGCAGATTGATGACTATGTGAGGGAAAAAGAAAGCCAGTTAAAGGGCGAAACGGGAAATGTCTACTTTGCCGGATTTGCAGTCGTAAAAGCCCGGCTAAAAATGTATTCAGATCCTACGGTAGATAAGGTGCGTTTTCGCCGGGAAGGTAGCCGTTTAAAGTATAGATTAGCACTGCAGAAAGGAAGGTGAGGAGATGCAGACAGAAAATACATATGTTGAAACCGATTTGGGCAATATTGCATTTAATCCCAGAGGAGAGTATTCAGATGAGACATCGTATGAGTATTTAGATACTGTAAGCTATAAAGGCGGCTCATATATGTGCCTTGCTGAATTAGCAAAAACTATTAGTGAATTGCGCCGGCACAAGGCGAAAACACAGATTATTGGCAGATGTTGACACTACCGGGACAATTGACCCCGGAAGCGGTCGCAATGCATGACGATGTAGTCAACAAGGCAAAGCAGGTTGAGACATCAAGAGCAGCCGTAGAGCTGTCTCAGCAGGAAATCGAAGCTGCACAAGCAGATGTGACCCAGATGCGGCAGGATACGCAAGAAGCATCCGAGGAGGCTATTGCAAGCCGGGACAGTGCGGCAGGGTATGCACAGTCAGCAGAAGCCTCCAGAACGGCGGCAAAAGAATCAGAAGATAACATCAATGCACAGGTAACTGGCTTTGATACACATGTTACAGAAAAAACATCTGCAGCAGAGACAGCTGTTGAAGAGGTGAGAAAAACAGCCATTAATGCAATTACGACACAGCAGGATGTGTCTACGAAAGCGGTTACGGATGAGGGAACAACACAGATAAAAATGGTCGGAGGTGCAGGCAATACAGCAGTTAGTGCTGTAGCAAAACAACAGGCAGCATCCGTACAGGCGGTAGAAGATGCTGGGACAGCACAGGTAACAGCAATTGAGAGTGCTGGTGATGAACAGATAACGGAAGTTAATAAAGCCGGCACTGTGCAAGTGGAAAATGTTGAAAAGGCAGCAAAACAGCAGAATGTGAATATTACTGAAGCAGCAGCGCAGGAATTAATCAAGTTACAGGCAGTTGCAAAACAGTTCGCTGAGGACCACGAGCAAATCGAAACTAATAAAGAAGATATATCCAACAAAATTACAAAGTTCTATGCATCAAATCAAGGCGAAGCTCATCTTGCCGATTCTGACAACGGCAAAATTATGGATATGATGCTATATGGTAAGTCTGAACAGAAACAGTACAGTGGGAAGAATCTGCTTGAATTATCCGATAATCAAGTTCAAAGCGAAAACTTAAAAATTCAAATTAATCAAGGGATTATAACATTTTCTGGCACAGCAAATGATGCAGCTTTTATTAGAGAAATTGATAGTTTTATAGTACCAAGTGATGGAACCTATACAATTAGCACAAACAGTAATAACAATAAAGATTCCCCTCGTATATTATTTTTGATAAATGACAATCCTCAATACGGGTCTGCCTTTAATGGAGCAACAAAAGAACTAAATGCCGGGGATGTTGTGCGATTGTATATAAGAATCTCATCCGTTGGTTCTTATGATGGCGTGACAATTAAGCCAATGATTGAAAAAGGTTCTAAAGTTACATCTTATGAACCCTACACGGGAGGTCAACCCTCTCCCTCACCAGACTATCCGCAGGAGATAAAAAGCGTGGTGAATCCGACCATAAAGTTATCAAATGGAGATGGAACGGAATCTCAGACCGTCACCCTTCCATACACATTGAATGCAATTCCAGTCTCAAGTGGTGGTAACGTCACAATCAACGGACAGCAGTATATTGCGGATTATGTGGATGTGGAACGTGGAAAATTGGTGAGGATGATAATTCAAAAGAAGCTAAAGGAATTACACTGGAACAATGTAACAATATATCAAACTAAATTGAATGAAAGTAATGGATATATGTCATTTCGGTCTAAAAATATTGTTGGATACTTGAATACAAAACAAGCTATTTTGTGTAAAAATTATATTTTTGCAAAAAAATGCGTGGGATGTAACAAAAACACTCATATCTTACGTAGATGGTTTAATAATCAATGATATCTATTCAAATTTTGGTTTAGAGAATTGGTCTAAAGACGCACAGATAAGTTCAAATATTTTCGGAGATACTACATTTTTTGCGGAGCTTGTCACACCTCAAGAAATAGACTTAACATCAGACCAGATACAAGCTTTTAAATCCCTCGCCACAAATTATCCAGTAACAAATATAGAAGTATCTTCTGACCAGTTAGACGGACTGACAGTATTCAATTATCCAATAAGCATGGCTAATGGTTGGAACTACGTAAAACAGCAAATAGGCGATACGAGGGAGTACATATATGATATAGACACACGTACTCAGGACATTGACACACAAGCGGCAGAAGCCTATGTCAACAGCGAATATGCAGTAGCATTAACAGAATTGGAGGTATGATTATGTTATACAGAACATTATTAAAACTTAAAGAAAGAAACGGTCTGACAGACGATTTAAAGAATAAGATTGATATTTTCTTCGCAACGGGCAGGATTACAGAGGAACAGTACAATGAGCTGATGGATGTTAATAAGGAAGAAGAATCGAAAGCGGAAACTAACTAATTAACTAAAAAAATTTAAAATCACTCATATATAAGTGAAGCAAAATCGCAGATATAGATGTGAAAAGAAATCACAGGTATATAAGTGAAAAAAAGCCACAGATATAGCAATGAAATAAAAGCACACATATATAAGTGTATTTAATGCACAGATATATGTGTGTTTTATTTTCTCAAAACTAGGTCAATTTCTTTTAAAAATCTAAAAAATATATCGTATAAAGGAAAACAGCTCCTTGCGGAGCTGCTTTTTAAAATATGAAAAAAATAATTAACCTTGAAAGACAGGTCAATGATGCTATCATAACATATTTTGTGTAATACACAATGGTATTTTTTAATACGGTTGTGTATTTTTTGTTCTCTAAGGAGGTGAAAACAATGAGAATAGTAGCAACAAAAAACAGGAAGAGAAAAAAGAAATACCCGTGGCGAATTATTTTAGACAATGGAAGACAGATTCCTGTCCCAAGTCAGCATGATTTCAAAAGCAATTTTATTAGAACGCATGGCTGTAGTTTGGTAGCGTTTTATATGGCACTGCGATACAAAGGCATCAAGAAAAATATGCAGCAGTGTCTTGCATATTGCCGGAAACATTTAAAATGCGGCGCAAAGTATCCGCTCACAGAAATTGCGAGGGGAATCAATATGATCTGCCCAGGGAAGCCGGCAACTTATCACAAATCTTTAACGACCGAACAGCTAAATGCGAAGCTGAAAAAAGGCTATATGGTCCTGTTTGAAGAGGGAAATCCGATTCACACAGTTGCCTTGTTGAGAGATAACAAATCGGGTAAGATTTATCGTTTCTCAGACGGAAAGAAAAGTGTAGTAACTGTTGAGAAAGAAAATGTACGAAGGTGTACGAACAAAACATACAGAGGCGTAGTAATTGTAAAATAGGAGGAAAAGTTATGAAGAAGAAATTATGTTTAATGTTAGCGATGTTACTTGTAGCCGGAATGATTATTCCGTCAAATGTTTCAGCAAGGACTGTTAGTAGAAATGATTATAGAAACATGATTTATGCAGCGGTATCTCCACGGCCTAAGGCAACAGCAGTGCAGAACAAATACGACAGTGAAAAAGATAGGAGAGTCATAGAGTACAAGTGGATCCCTGTGAAAAAGGCAACCGGATTCGAGAATCAATTTTCGAGAGACCCGAAATTTAAAAATAAGACAAAGACTTACATATATAAATTTTCCGGAAGCCCAAAAGCCCATTGGGCAGCTTTTGAGTGTGATTGCAAGAAAGATGATTGTGAAATGGTGCATGGAAAATACTATGTAAGAGTTCGGGCACTGTACGGAAAATACTATGGAAGATGGAGTAATGTATTAGTTTTTGCTGAGAAATAGGAGGGGAAGATTATGATTCAGGAAACGTTGAAATCACTTACAGGAAATTCATTTTTTGAAAATTTATTAATCGCTGTCGTATTAGACACTATCTTGGGAGTGCTCCGGGCGATTAAAGAACATAAGTTTAATTCTTGCGTAGGAATTGACGGAGCAATCAGAAAGGCGGCTATGCTGCTCAGCGTTGGTTTACTGATGCTTGTAGACATTATCATGCACATTAATATGCTTTTCATGATTCCAGAGCAGTACATAAAATTATTAGGAATTCAGAAATTAGGTGTGTGCGAATTTTTCTGCCTTTTATTTGTATTATATGAGGCGGTCAGCATCCTAAAAAATATGACACTGTGCGGATTACCAGTTCCAGAACGAGTAAGAGAGTACATACAGAAATTTTTAGATGATATGACAGATGAACTGCCGAAAGAGGAGAAATAGACATGAGAAAACTGATTGATGTATCTTCATATAATGGAAAAGTTGACTGGGAGAAGGCGAAGGCATACGGCTGCCAGGGGGCTATCTTAAAAATCGTCAGAAAAGATTTAGCAAGAGATAAGCAGTTTAATGCAAACTATGAAGCCTGCAATGAAAATGAAGTTGACTGGGGAGTATATAACTACTCTTACGCCACAACAGCTAAAAAAGCAAAATCAGACATGGAGATTGTCTGTGATATCCTTGATAAGATTGACAAAGAATATTTTACTTATGGTGTGTGGTTTGATTTGGAAGACAAAGCACAGGCAAGTCTGAGTAAAACAAAGATCGCCGAGATTATTAATGCAGCACAGCAGGTTGTAGAAAGTCGAGGATACACTTTTGGAGTCTACACCGGCATGAGTTACTATAACGAGCATATTGATAGAAAACAGGTCAAATGCCAGAACTGGTGGATTGCCCGTTATTATCGTGGGGATGCTCGTATGCAGATTGCAACAAATCCAGACGAAAAAAAGAAGCCGACTATGGCTAATATTGCATGGCAGTACACATCTAAAGGACGTTTCCCGAAGACGATTTCAAACGGTAACAGCGGAAACTTTGACTTAAATGTACTTTATAAAGAGCCAGTGAAGAAAAAAGTTGAAGAAAATACAAAGAAACCTGTTAAGAAAAAGACCGTATATTATCCGAGATATAAAGGTAAGTCGAAATCGCTTGTGGATGCACTGAAATCATTAGGCATCAACTCCGGAAAGAATAACAGAAAAAGGATTGCGGTCTTAAACGGCATCAAGAATTATTCCGGTACTGCCACACAGAATACAAGGTTGCTAAATCTTCTTAAAAAAGGTAAACTCATTAAGAATAAATAACCAGAAAAACAAAAAGAATAGGATGACAACATTTTGACAACAATGACAACGATACAGCTAAAATACATAAGATATAATAAGATACGATAAAGTATCGAATATCTAAAAAAATGACGGAAAATTATAGCATTTTTTATTCGTTTGTGCTATACTCATATTGCGCGTGAGGAAAGCGCATAAAGTAATGTTGATAGTTAATTGAAGGAAGAACATAACAATGGCAAAATGGGTATATCTGTTTACAGAAGGCGATGCCACAATGAGAAATCTTCTTGGTGGTAAAGGAGCCAATCTGGCTGAGATGACAAATATTGGATTACCTGTACCACAGGGATTCACAATTACAACAGAGGCTTGTACTCAGTATTATGAAGATGGTCGTGAGATCAATGATGAGATTCAGGGACAGATTAATGAGTACATTGAGAAGATGGAAGAGATTACAGGAAAGAAATTTGGTGATAAAGAGAATCCTCTTCTTGTATCAGTTCGTTCAGGTGCTCGTGCTTCCATGCCAGGTATGATGGATACTATCCTTAACTTAGGTCTTAATGAGACAGTAGTAGAGACTATTGCCGCTAAATCCGGAAATCCACGTTGGGCTTGGGATTGCTACAGAAGATTTATTCAGATGTATTCTGATGTAGTTATGGAAGTTGGTAAAAAGTATTTTGAAGAATTAATCGATGAGATGAAAGCTAAAAAAGGTGTAAGTCAGGACGTTGATCTTACAGCAGAAGATTTAAAAGAGCTGGCATCTCAGTTTAAGGCTGAATATAAAGAGAAAATCGGTGAAGATTTCCCAGATGATCCTAAGAAACAGTTAATGGGAGCTATCAAAGCCGTATTCCGTTCAT